CATCGCCCGACTCACGATCGATGCGGCTTCACTGGCCGCTTTTTGGAGAGACAAGCGACCTTGGGTCCACTCCGTGATGGCAGTCCTGACCTGGTTCAGCATGTCCGTGATGCCGAGCTCAACGAGCGTGAAAGGAAGCGCCTCCACCTCAGGCAACTTGGGCTCTATCTCGACTTCCAACGTGAGAACCTGCTCCAACGTTTTCCCTAACTCAGCTCGTTGCTCTTCCAAAGCCGCCTGGACGTCGGTTTCGAAGCGAATGATGGTCGGGATCAAAATGCTTACCGCGGCTCCTGCAACTGCTCCCGGCAAGCCGAACAGCAAGCCCCCGATCAAAGCGCCCGGAAATGCTTCCTCCAGAGCCCTGTAAAGCTCGGAAATGAGCGGGCCGAATTCAGGTTTCTCGATCGCGTAGCGGATCTCCGTCAGGAACTGGATAATCAGCGGAATGGAGAAACCGATCCGTCCCGCGAGGGGAGAGACTTTTCCGCCGAAGGCCTTCATGGCCCAAGCCAGGAGCCCAGTCGTCAGCATCCTCTCCAATCCAGCGGTGAATTCAGCGAAGCTGGCCTCGGCGTCTTCAAGACCTGTGACTTCAACCGACACATTTATGACGCTTTGGAGTCCTTCTGCGGCCCATCGCAAAGTGTCGATAAAGGGGTTGAGGACGTTGTTCATCAAGTCCAGAAAGACTGGGATGACCAAGCTTCCGATTTTAGTAGACAATTGATCGAATGCGGCGGACAGTTGTTGCGTCTGGAATGAAACGCCCTCGGCCATTTTCTGGAAGGCTTTGTCGGTCGAGCCCGCCGCATTCCGCATGGCCTCAAGATCTTTAGCAACCGCCTCCGCCTGGTCACCGGCCAAAGGAAGGACTGCGGTCAGCGATCTGATGTTACCGAACAAATCTGTTAGCGGAATTCCCGCTTCTTCAGCTTTTTCGGCTATCTTCCGGAGCAGAGGGAAAAATCCTTCCGCTTTTATCGCGGCAGTTCCCGTTTCATAGCCAAGATCCTGGATAATGGCTTGGAGGGCTTCCGAAGGTTTCTGGAGTTCCACGATCGCCGCTCTTAAAGCTGTAACCGCTTCATCGGTCGCGAGACCTCCACGAGTTAAAGCCGCGATCGCTGCGCCCAATTCTTCAATCGAGACTCCCGCAGGAGCGGCGATTCCGGTGAGCCGTCCGATAGTAGCAGACAGTTCACTCATAGTCGTTTTCCCGCGTTTCACGGTCTGGAACATCACGTCGGATACATGTTCAGCTTCATCCGCACTCATTCGGTAGGCATTCAAAATGGAAGTCAAGGCGTCAGCCGAAGTGTAGACATCTGTGATACCAGCCACGGCGGATTTCATGGCCACGTCCAGAACTTTCATTCCTTCTGCGCCTGAAAATGATGCAGAGACTATCTGGTAGAACGCCTTTAAAGATTTCGCGCCAGTTTGGCCGTAACGCACGCCGAGTTCTTCGACTCGGCTAGCCAGCTCGCGCATTTCTTTTTCGGAAACGTCCATGAGGGTCCAGACTTCGCGCATACTCCGGTCAAATTCGGTAGCGCTTTGGGTGACTTTCTTCAAGGAAGCGGCAGCTGCGGCGATGCCGGCAAAAGCAGCCATCACTCCGGCCGAAAGTTGGCGAGCAGAGTTCTGGATAGAATTGGCCGTGGCTGCGAAAGCGGCTTTGGAGCCCGCTAGTCCCCTTTCGAACTCGCGGGTGTCCAGACCGATGCGCACATACGCTTCAGCTAGAGGCTGGCCGGCCATCACAAGGCCAGCTTAAGGAAGAAGGCGAGATCGGCTCAAGCATTTTCGGAAAGGGGCTACAAGTAAGGGGCAGGCCGCCTGCTGAACTCGGGCAGCCCGCACTACCTCAGGTTGCTTCGCTCTATCCGCGTGGGCGCCTTAGTAATCGCAGCTTGGAGCCTGCAACTCGTGCAGAGTAAGCTTATAACAAACTATGCTGAGAATCAAGGCTTCCTTGGGTAATAATAATCCACAATGCCTGGGATTTTCAGCTTGCGTCTGGTTTGCTTGTCGATCATGGGCTCGCGCAACAGGTTCCATTTCTCGACCCATCCCAAGCCGCCAAGGAGCAACATGAGTTCGGACAGGTTCGCTTTCAACAGGTGCTCGACCCGGTAGCCCGGATAGGCGTGGAGGATCAAGGGCGCCCACACGTCCCAGCGGAGGACCGGGACGCCTCGCCTCCGAGGAGGCGCTACCCTGCTTTTCCCTCCGTCTCCTCCAGGGGCGGAGGCTCGGTCCCCGTCAACGCCCAGACGATGACGCGGAGGATGTCATTCAGAGGCATCAGAGTCGACAGCTCCGAGACTTCTTGTTTCGTGATGTCGGGATAGCACCGCTTGAGGGAACGGAAAAGGACGGCGAGCTGGACCTGGGGCGAAAGCCGGAGGGCGACGTTCGGCGCTCCCGCCTCTCCTGCGGCGAGGGACTCGCCGAACAAGTCGAAGCCGGTCTCTTCCTTAATCGCGATGTTATCTTCGAGCGTCAAACGGCCGAACTTGAGCCGGGCCTCCCCGACCTGGAATGTTTTATAGGTCTGCCGGGCCCGCTCCAGGGCGGCGGCTACCTCAGGATCTTTCACTGCCATTACCCACCTCCAAGTAACCGATCGTATATCTTCTCAAGTTTCTCCGCGACCACGCCGTAATTGTACCGTTCCCGCGTGAAAGCCGCCATCTCTTCGGGCGGAGGTTTTCTCCAAGCCCGCTCCAGCCCTTCGTAGACCGAGCCCTCGTCGAGCGGGTCGACTTCCACCAGCCATTCCCTGGGCCAGTATTCCCGGAAAGTCCCGTAGTCCGGAAGCGAGACCACCAGCCCGCAACCGAGGGCGGCGGCTTCCAGGTGCGACAGTCCCGGCGTGTCGTGCATGGACAGCATGGCATGGACCCTCGACTCGGCCAAAAGCGCCATCACCTTCAGAGGCTTGAGCAAGCCGGGCAGGTTGATCCCCTCTTGATAAAACGCCTTCCTGTAACGGCAAAGGTAGCCGTCCTGCATCTCGCCCGCCAAGACCAGGCCGGCTTCGGGGTGCTTTTTCCTGAATTCCCCGAACGCCGAAGCGAGACGGTGCTGGCCTTTCGCCGGTTCCAGCCGGGCCACGCAAGCGATCAGGTTCCTCTCTTCCCACGGGACCGGCTCGACCGACTCGATTTCGTCAAGATCGACCGCGTTGGGGACCCATTCGCCGGGCGGGGGTTCCCTCTCCGCGGAACGGACCAAAGCCCGGACCAGATCGCCTTCCCGCTCCGAATTGGGGCACATGAAGTCCGTTTCAGCCACGGCCTTGGCCAGAGACGAGTTCCAAGCCGACACGGTCCGCAGGAATTCCAGGGCCTTCTCTTCCCCGTTCCATTCGACCAGGAGCCGGTAAAACCCGGGCGTGGGCGGCCAGTAGATCGGAGTGCACACGCAAGGCTTGCCCAGCTCGTGGGCGAAGCGGGCGAACGCGAGGAGAGGCCCCTTGGGGCCTCCCGCGTTCCACCAGTGGTAAACGTCGCATCCTTCCTTGGGAGCGTCGTGCAGGAGGGGCACGATGTCCACTTTGTGGCCTCGTTTGGCGAGGGCCTTGGCCGCTCCCATCACGGCCCGCTCCGAGCCCATCCGAGGCTCGAGGAGCGAGGAGTACGTCGAAATGCCGAAGCAGATCCTCACATGCCCTCCTTTTCTTTCAAGTCTTCCACGAACTCCGAGAGGAGCTCGACCGCGCTCCGGTGGCCGATCAGGTGGCGCTCCCGGAGCGAAAAGACTTGGAGGACTCTCCCTCCCGAAAGGACGATGAAATTGAGGACCGCCCCTTCCGTCGTTTGTTCGCGCAAAAGCACGATCGGCCCCGCTTTAGCGACTTTCTCCACGTTTCGTCACTCCTTTCTCGAAGTCTTTCACCCACGCTTCCAGGATCTCGCCTATCTTCCTGGCCGCCGTCCCGTCCCCGAAGACCTTGGACGGCTTGGCCATCTTCTTCCTCCACGCCTCGTTCCTGATGAGTTTTTCGGCGGTCTTGGCGATGTTTTCCGGGTCGCTCCCGACTTGGATCGCGATCCCTTCGTTTATCGACTCCGGCCTATCGCAATGATCCCGAGCTACGAGGCACGGGATCCCGAGGTAAGCGGCTTCCTCCTGGACTCCTCCCGAGTCCGTGACGCAAAACTGGCTTTCGCGGAGGAGCCGGCAGAAATTCGCGTAGGACAGCGGCTTGAGGAATTCGCAATTGGGAGGCGCCGAAGAAGGAAGATCGGAAGCCACCGCAGGATGGAGCACGAAACAGAATCGCCAACGCAGGAAGTTCCGCGCCAGGTCTGACAACGCCCGAATGACGGAAGGGATCTTGCCCCAATGTTCCCGCCGGTGGAGATCGATCTCGATTTTCAGATGTTTGTCCGGAACCGGACCCGATTTTTCCAGCGCCCACTTCAGGGCGTCGATGCCCGTGTTCCCCACGAGGTAACTGTGGTGCTCCAAATGTTCGTTCCATAGGTTGATCCAGGTCTGGTTAGTCGGGCAGAATTTGATTTCCGCGACCTCGTCTATCCAACGGCGCAAGGCCTCCTCGGGAAACGGCTCCGCCAGGCAAAGCGACCTCACCCCGGCCTCGACGTGGAAGACGGGCACCTTCCGGAGGAATGCGACGTAAGCTCCCAGCCAAGCCGTGATGGTATCGCCTTGCACGATGACCGCCCTCGGCCCGCGGGCCTTGAACAGGAATTTGAGCCGGCCGAGGGTCTCTTCCGAAAAGCTCAAAAGCGAAGAGTCGGAACGGGGAACTTCGATCCGATAATCCGGTTCGATCCGGAACTCTTTCAGCGCGGTCTCGAGGAGCTCGAAATGCTGGGTGACCGCCCACACCTCGTGAGGGATTCCTCTCCGCTCGAGTTCCCATACCACAGGGGCGAGCTTGATGACTTCGGGACGCGTCCCCATCAGTATCGCCAGCATCTCGGCCATTATACGGAAAACGAGGCGCGGCCCGCAAGGAGCCGCGCCCGGAAAGGAGGCAGAAAGCCAGGGTGGGCCAGGGTGTCTGCCGGTCCTATTGTAGCCCTAGCTCGCCGTCACGTCCAACCGTACTTCTCGAGGGGACCGGTCCCCTGCACGTCCCAGCTTATGGTCGCGACGCCGTCCCAGGTCACGTCGGGGTTCTCCGAGGTGAGGAGCCCTTTTCCGGCGTAGTAACGGTCGCCGTCGAGGTGGAAGTACAGGGAAACTTCGGTGCCCTCCACCACGGCATCCTTGATCGCCTGCTGGCCCTCGTCGGTCGCGTCGAAGAAGCCGTCGAACGTGGCGGTCCAGCCGATCGCGCCGGGGACGTACTTCCGGGCCCGCTTCTCCCAGGTCGTGGCCGCGGTCGGGTTGAACGCGGACACTTCCTGGGTCTCGGCCGTGATGGTGATGGTCCAGTGGTTCAGGCCCCCGATGACTTTGTCGCCTACCATACAGTAGCCATCGAAACCACGGAAGATTTCTGCCATTTTCCTAACACCTCCTAGTTTGTAATGAAGGCCGAAGCCTTCGTTAGACTATCTTGAGAAGAGCGGAGCAGTTCAAGGATTTTCAGCATCCCTAAAATCGCCCTCATACTGGAGAGACCAAGAACAGATAATCCCCCGACACGATCCACACACCCGCGCCGTCATCGTAGATCTTCCTCACCGCGGTCCTCTTGGCCTTCCAAGAGAAGTCGGCCGTGGTCCCCGACGCCCCGTCCAGCGCATCGAAAACGTGCTCGGCGAGAGTCTCGGCGTCCGTCGCGACCTCGCCCGAGGCCGCGCAGTCCACCGTGATCGGCACCCGGTAGCCCACCGGAGAGGCGCCCGCGAAATCGTTCAGCGCGGACTCGGCCACGATGTAGTACCTCACCCAAGGGGGCGAAGGGCCGGGAGGCACCCGAGTGTCGAAGATCTTGGTCCCCACGATGGCCGACACGTCGGGATCGTTTTTCAGGAGGTCGAAGATCGCTTCCTTCAGTTCCTTCTCGAGGCTAGCCATTCAGCTTCCTCACCGCCTCGTCGAACTCGTCAGCGAGCTCGAACGTCTTCCCACCTTTCAGGACGAGCCGGGCCCGCCCTTCGGCGAGCTCTTCCAGGAGCGAGATCTCGTCCTCCCGGACCGCCAGGCCCTTGACGAAGACCTGGCCTCGGAAAGCCGGTTCCCGTTCTATCACCTTGAAAGTTAACCACTCCATATTCGCTTGATCTCCTCCCGTTTGGTTTCGAGGGGCGGACGGAGATAGGGCTTGGGAGACATACGGCGAGTCCCGCACTCGACGTGGATCGCGTATGAAACTGATTCCTCACCAGCCCATGGCCGGAAACTGCCGTAGAACCCCGTCCTCCCGTCCGCCGTGATCTCGCACGTCAAGGAGCTCCTAAGGTAACCCGTCCTCACAGGCACGATCCTTCGGGCCTCGTTAACCAGGACCGTCACCGTCTGGTACATCTTCTGCGCGGCCTTGGTCTTGACTTCGCTGAGCAAGGATCCGGGATTCCAGACGATCCTAGCCACTTCTTCTCCTCAGGTAGACCGTGAACATGGTCCCCGTCGGGTCCAAGTTCCACAAGGCCTTGCCGTCACCGAGGTCCGTCCCCCACTCCTCGCCATCGATGACGACGATATCGCCGGGCCCCGGCCGCGGATCAGAGGTTTCTCCCTCCTGCTTCGTGAAGGCCGACTTCGGGAAATAGATCGCCCTATCGCCCGACGTCAGGAGGCCCCCCGAGATCGCGATGAGGTCGTGCGACACCCCTCCCACGACCGCCCGGAACGTGGGAGTTTCCCAGAACGCGGGAACCGTCCCCGAGGTCGGGTCGTACTCGTAGCCCTTGAAGCGCTTGTAAGTGACCTCCTTCCCGACCCGCACCTTGAGGTGGTCAAGCGCTTCATTGACTCTTTGGGAGAGCGGCACGAAGGTCCTCCTCGATGCTTTCTAGCCTGCGCGAGTGTTCCTTCAATTGGTCCGACAGCTCTTGGAGCCTGAAGAACAGAGGCCCGGTCGGTTCCGACGGGTTCCCGTTCCCGAACAACCAGAACCTCATTTTGGTGATCTCCCGCTTGACGGTGAACAATTGCTGCAAAAGCGCTATGTAGAGCGCGACCATAAGGGATCCGATCACCGAAATGATTATCTCCGTCATCCCGTCCTCCTCCCGTCATACTTGAACATGTCCCTCAGGAAATACTTGTCAGTCTTGATCGCGGAAGCCGTCAGCTTCCCGAGCGTGGACCCTTTCTTCTGGGCGCGTTCCCGCAGGGCTTTCGCTTTCTCCCTGTAGTGCTCGGCCTTTTGGGAGGCCGAGAGCGAGAGGTCCCCGACTTTCAGGTCCGCCTCCCGGGCGAACTTGGCCGCGATGGCCTCGCAAGCCCGGGCCGCCGCCCCGAGAACCGAGCCTTCTTCTTCGTAGAAGTACTCGAGCTCCTCGTCTTGAAGGAGCTGCTCGTCCTCTATCGTGTCCCCTATCTCGAGCCGGATGGCGTCGATCACCGAAGCGGCCGGGTTGCCCCCGTAGGTCCAGGTCATGCTTTCGTCCTCGCTTTCCTCCGACGCGGCGAGTACTTGCGCTTGTGGCCGGTGATCTCTTTGTGCTTCTGGCGGGCCTCTTTGGTGACGAACACCGCGTTGCAGTTCTCTTGCTCGCAAGCATAGGCGTTCATCACGGTCCTCTCCGACACAGGGCCCGCGTAGCCCACTTTGATCCATTCCGGCTCGACGTCCTCGGCGTCGAGTATCTGCCCGGCGACGTACCAATTAGCGCCGGTGGTCAGCGACCTGTAAAGGACGTAGTAGTCGGGACTCGCGGCTTCCACCGGCACCACGTGGCCCCGCCAAGCCAGGTGCGGCATCGCAGAAAGGATCTCGCCCACGTCGGCTTCTTCTCCCGGTCCGTACGTTTTCTTCCCTACGGTCTTTCTGACCGTGAAGCGGTACCTCATGTTGTCACCTCCAGGGCGGAACTCTTCGGTTCAGTCCCGCCCTGGAGGATTATACCTGGATACCGACCTCGATGTCCCAGTCCTTGAGATGGACCCCTATCATGGCGTCATCAGCTTTTGGATCCACAGTTCTTCAAGAACACTCCCAAGTCCGGAGCCATGATCTTGGCGTCGTACGCCATCTCGCCCTCGATCCGGGTCGCCTTGAGGTGGTCCATGTAGAACGAGGACACGGCCACGGAGTAGCCCGAGTTGTACCCGGTCCACTCGAAGATGTAGCCGCCGGTCGGGATCAAAAGGCCCGGATTCGGCGGGGCGTACACCAGGAGGGCGTCGTCCCCGAACACGAAGGAATACGAGGAGCTGGCCGCCCCTTCGGCGTGCGTCGCCTGCGCGGTGTAGCCCACGAGGACCTTGTCGAGCTCGAACAGCTCGGCGAGCATTTCCGGCGTCACCAGGCCCTTGACGTCGGTCTTGGCGGTTGGCGTGTAGACCACCTGGGCCTGGATCTTGGAGTGCATCTTCAGGGCCCGGAACGCGGGCGGAGAAAGGACCAAGATGTTCGGACGGAAGCCCGTGTTCTTGGCGACCTCGTCGCAGAGTTCGAGGATCTCCTCGACCGGGTCGGAGCTGGCGTTGGTCCACAGGAGATAGTCCCCTCCCGAAGAAGCGTGGGTCTTCACGGTCCAGAAGTCGGACCCGGGAGTCTTCCCGGTGTCGTCGAAGAAATTCGAGACCCAGTCCGCCTCGCGCTCGAGGAGGAGCTGCCACATCACGAACTCCGTGACCTGGCGCTCGAGGTCGTCTATGTCGGCGTTCTTCACAGTCGCGTCGGCGAGGTCCACGTGGAAGGCGTGGATGTCACAGAAGTAGGTCTGGCTGGAGGAGATCTCGAAGCCGCCGCCCTTGGACTCGGTGCCCGGCGCCCGGATGCCGGCCTTGACCTGCATCCAATAGTCCTTGTCAAACTTGAAGATCTTGTCGGACTGCTTGGACACCGGCACGACTGGGAAGACCTTGTCGGCGATCAGCTTGTCCACGGACTGCTTGTAGGCGATGGCGATGTTCGTCAGGGCGGTGTCCACGTGCACTTGGCTGCTAGTAGGCTGCGCCATTCCGTCTCACCTCCTTCAAGAAGCCTGTACGCCGGACGGGAGGATCTGGATGGTGCACAGTTCCCCCGCGTTCGACGCGCCGGTCCAAGCGATCCCGACCTCGTAACCGCCCGAAGTCGCGTCAACGACCCGGCCCTGGTTGTCGCACGTCACGACGTTCCCGGCCGTGACGGTGCCCCCGGCCACGACCTTCGAGATCCCGGCGATGGCCACGGCGGCCGCCTCCCCGCTCTCGGGGTCGTTCTGCAGGACCCCGGCGGGAGCCTGCGAGGTGGCCGAGATCGCGTTCACCGTATTGTCGCCGCTGATGCGCACGAACCGGAACTGCTTGTCCGACAGGTCGGCGCCAGCGACGCCCGTCACCAAAATTTGGCCAGCTTCCCACGCCTGCGCCATCAGCGACCACCCCCTCTACCGCGGAGCCGCCTAAACAGCTCCTTGTCGCGCTTCAACACTTCGCCCCTGGCGACTTCCAGCGGGATGTTCTCGGACTTCGCGAGCTCTTCCGCCTTGGTCTCGAGCTCCCGCTCGGGAGAGTCCTCCGCCAAAGCGGAGCCCAACTCCTCGAACAGCGCGGAGCTCTTGATGACCTTGGAGACGGTCTTGAGAAGCCCGGTGAGTTTCTTGTAGTCCTCCTCGCCAAGGGACTCCTCGGCCCGCATCAAGAGCCGGCCCAGTTCCTCAGGCTTCATGCCGGGAAGGCCAGAGAACTCAGACTTGGCGAGCTCGACGTACTCGCGTTCGCGGAGCTTGCGCTTGTGCTCGTCAAGCTCCTTCCGGAGTTCCGCGGCCTCCTGCTTGGCCGCCTTGACAAGAGCCTCCATCCTCTCCTGCTGCTCGGCCAAAGCCTTCTCAGCTTTTTCGACCTCGGCGTCCCAAGCCTTCAAGACCTGCTCCCGCACCTCGTCGGGAAGATCGGAAAGCTTGTCCTCGATCGCCTTCCGGATGCTGGGATAGCCGTAGTAAGGCCTGGGGTACGGATAAACAGAGGGGTAAGGCGAAGCGGGGGCGGTCTCCACAGCCTTGGGATAGCCCAGGAGACT